TTACCAGTGGTTCTTATTTGTGCTCCTACAAACTCATCATCGTCCATCACGTAAACGTTATATTTGTCCGTTTTACATTTAGTCAATGACACCTCCATTTATATAATTATATTGATTAGTCTTTAATATCATACTATTGTCACGGCTATAATCTATAATAATTTCTCAGTACAAGATATAACATGTCTGTGCTCGACACATTTAATACTAAGCAACTCCTCGACAAACTTGGTGAAAGGGGTATGAAATTTGATATTTCATCCACTGAATTATTTTTCATATTCGTGGTTTCCATGATTTACATGGGAATCGGAATAGCTGGTATAAAAACCTTCATAAATTGTGATCAAATACAAACGTCCCAAAAATGGAAAAACATAAAAATGTTTTTGAGTCACACACTCACGATGGTGTTAACATTGTTCTTTACTCTTGTATTTTCTAAATTTATAAAATCGGATGGTGCATTCTTCTGTGGTATAATAAGCTTGGTTGGCGTGATTGCGGGTGCTATGACTGTCGCTTTGACCCGTGAATGCAAAGACACAGCTGATAAGAGTGCCAGAAACTACGGTATAGCCTCGATTGTTATAAATGTGGTCATACTACTCATTTCCGTTTATTTTGCCATGAAAAAGCGTGGTATAACTTTACCTAGACGCGGGCGAACATCCATATCGAGTTATAAACAGTACCCACAGACCACAACTCCCTAATTTTAATATCAGTACATAACAGATGGAAAGAAGACAAAAATTTGTGTTAACCATTCTGATATTGTGCTGTGTCAGTAGTATATTCACTGTGATACTAGCAACAACAGGAGCACTCGAAGCTAAACGTTCCGGTGCGATAGAAGGTACAGAGGAGTTTTATGTCAAGAAATTTGAACTCGATGAATTGAAAAAAATTCTAGTGGACGCCGTTGCCGCAAATACAAAGATAATTCCAGCCGAAAAAACAATGGGTGATTTTATAGAGGTTGATGATTATATAGATTACAAAATACAATTGTCCGCTACCAAGAAATCGAGGGATGCAACAATAGCTCGTTCTCAACCACACATAGACAGAATAAAACTATGGTGTGCAAAACACTACGACGCACTCGAGAGATTTAAAAAATCAAAAACTATAAAAATTGCATACTTAGACGGTAAACAACGCACACCACTCCAGTTTTATGTAAGATACATGGATAACATATCGAATGAGGGTAAAAATCTACTTTTAAAAGTGTGCAAAAAGTAGATGCACATAGTACAATCAATATACATCACATTAATGCTCCTGTCTTATGTGTTTCAGAAGACAGGAAGATTGACATTCGAAGAAAAGTGTAAAATATTAGAATTCATGGGTAAAATGGTTAAGGAAACCGTTTTTCCTCCTCCCGTTCTTTGTAAATCCGATACAATGTGTATAGACCTATCAGGGAACCAATTAGTGAATACATCGAATAATAATTCGAACCCTTTCTGTAATTGTATACAGACCATAGAAGACCAGCTAAAACACCGATCATGATATAGTGTGGATCAAGGTCAGACAGGTCGTCCTTTTTGTATGCTTCATTTATTTCATATATTATTTGGTACACACCTAACGATATAGCCGATACTAATAACAACTTGTCTGTATCCATTACAATTGTTAAAGAAATTATTTCTACGATAGTAATATAATGAGTACCCCAGAAAACGTCCTCTCTGGATATGATGACAAATCGAAGGAAGCCCAGCTTGTGATTGAACGCGTGAAGGCTCTTGCGAACCGCTACAAGAAGACTGGTATCAACAAGGAAAACATTTGTGGTATTGTCTCCACACTTATGATGGAAGTCAACAAGATTAAGGCTCTCAAGGGACCCGAAAAGAAAGAACTCGTGATCGATCTCATTTATTCTATCATCGAACAAATTGACGAAGGTGAAGAAGACTCTGAACTCGAGGTCGTTCTTAAGAAGATGGTTCCACCAATGATCGATAGCTTCTCCGTAATGCTAAAGGTAACTAAAGGTTGTGGTTGCTTTGGTAAGTAGATGAAGTTTCCTTCTCTTGAAACTATGGTAATGTACGGTATATACACTGTAAGAGATTTGATTCTGTATTCAGAAAATAAGCTTGTACAAAGGAACATACGAGTACTCAACGAGTGTGACACATGTTCGTTTGTATTTGAAGGTCATGTATGTGACAACTGTAACTCTATTAAAAGAGAGACTCGAATGATACTCAGGTAAAATGCCGAGCTATCCAGTAGTCACAACGCATACGACGCGTCATTTTCGCGCTTTTCGAAAGTGATTGTATATGTTGCGCCGAACGCAGAATGATAAAAGCTCTCAAACACGAATGCTTGAAACGTGGTAACAGGATACACCAATTTGCGTCGTGGGTACGACGAAAGTTTGGTACACTCGTTATACACAGAAAGACGAGTTATGGTAACGGGACATCGCTCCCGTGTGTTTTGTGTAGAAAGGTGATAGAGAAATATGGGTTGCGTTGGAGAGCCTATGATGGTAACAGATGGGTAGATAGTTTGAATTCTAGTCATATACCAAAATCAAAACCAACGAATAAACAGCGCCGACTTTTACGATTTGGGCTTAATGATGAGTCCAAGTGCTGACTCGAGGTTATTCTCATTTCTTTTCAGAGGCTTTTCTCTTTTGAGTTTTAAAGTCTCGTTCTTACCGGTAGAACTGTTTATTTCATCCATCTTTTTCGTGTTTGAAATAATCGGTATAACTCGGTCTTCAAGTGGTTTTGAATCTATTTCCATGGGTTTCTCTCTGTCTACAATACTATTACTTCTAAATTGATCTATAGTGAGGTCACCACCAAATACGTCTAATTGTTCTCTCAATGGAGCCATCGTGATAGATCCGAGTTTGTTGTATAGCTTCTTTCGCATAATGATTATATTACTACATATGATACCACCTCGTGTAATACCATATTTATCTATTGCGTAACGTTTCATACAGCTCCATGAACAAAATCCACCGCACGTGTGAAATTTATTTCTAAGTTCGTCATATTTATAAGGTAATTTAAGTATATCACCTTCAAATGGATGACAACACCACCAACACCACATAGTTTAGATGTGTGTAATTGTCTTTAAGTAGAATATTTTTTTCTCAGCAAACCATAAATATGGGTGGCGGAGGAAGTTCCACTATAAAACAGGAAATGAATATGTCCGTCGTGAATGATATACTATATGAGTCTGTTACAAACAACGAAAGTATAAATGAAAACACTATGCAGAACATTCAAAATATGAGTCTCGATATAGGAAGGAATGTGGGTTGTAATATAACAACTGACCAAACCATTAATTCGAGTTTTATGGCAACGACTCAACAAATTACGCAAAGTTTCCAAACGGTATCGAATGAACTTGTGAGCGAACTCCAGGCACAGGCTGGTGCCGCTCTCGATAAACAGTCGCAAATGGGTAACTTTCAATTTGGGGATCGCCAAAATGTTGACCAAAAAATTAATACTGAAATCGAAAATGTGGTCAAAACTATGATGGAAACAAATAATCTTACCAAAACTATAAACAGTGCCGTTAATGTCCAGGGCCAGGAAATTAAAATAGGTGAAACCATATGTTTGAATGGCGAACAATTAACTTTCAAACAAAACATATCCGCTGATCTGGCGGCTCAAGCGGTCGCTAAAAATATTCTTTCGGCTGCTACATCTAATAAAGTTGTAAATGATATCATATCTGAAGCGGAGGCATCTGCATCTACTGAAGCGGGTGGTGCGGCCGAAGTGATAGAAGAAGCTGGTGAGGCTGCAACCGGTATTATAGGTGCCGCCACTGGACCTATGAAATATGCTATAATAGCCATCGCTGGTATATCCTTTTTGATGATAGTCGCTGTGATAATAATGGGACTTTCTCCAGCAGGTCAGAAAAAAATAAATAGTGCGAATTTTTCTAAAATGCCCGTAAAATTGCCTGGTATGAAACGTTAAATTTTATTTTTGTTCTCTGTGGTGTACTGTGACCACTAAAAACAAAAATACGTTTAATTACAAAGATTCGAGGTGTTTAATCAATTCTGCGCGTTTGTTCGCCTTCGCGAGTGGTATGATTCGAGCGAGCTTCTCTTCATCGTCTGTGATTTCCTTGGCCATACCATACAATATGTATGGGTTGACAAACTTTTCGGGTGAGGCATCTCTCACATACGCAACTGCTTTAGAATCTCCCTTGAGGTTTTCTCGCATCCTGATGGAACCAAGCCATATGACCAATGCAATGAGAGACACGAACAAGATGATTGTGTTTATTTTAGTGTTCTTCATTATAATATATAAAGAAATAATTTTTCTTTAAATGAATGATAGTCAGTATAGACGTAGGTATACGAAACTTAGCTATATGCCGATTCGATGACTCGTGTAATTTGGTCATGAATTGGGATGTATCAGGTGTTCCACCCGAATCAAAGGATGGCCTATTCGTGTCTATGCGAAACCATCTCGATGAAAAACCATGGATTCTGGACACAGATATAATTCTCATAGAAAAACAGCCAGATCGCAATAAGAAAATGAAAATGGTAGAAAATTTCTTACATGCGTATTTTGTAATAAAAGCCCCTAAGTCCGAAACTATCATTTACGATGCAAAGTTTAAAATTCCAGATGTATGTGGACCTGGTAAAGCACAATATCTTAAACGTAAAAAGGTATCAATTGAACGTTGTGAAGCATTCTTAAATGATAACCCTATAAATGAACATTGGTTACCTATATTTAAAGAATCAAAGAAAAAGGATGACCTCGCGGACACTGTGATGCAAGCCATTAGTTTTACCAAACGTACAGAACCACTCAAGAAAACTGTGAAAAGGAAAGTCGTCCCAAGAAAGCCAAATCAAAATCAGAAGGAAACTAGATACTCAAAATCAAACCTCGCATGGATTTACCTTAATAAACCAGCATGTGAATGCCTGGAAAAAAACAAAAGGTTCATGAAGGACCTCAAAAGATATTACAGGGGTGTAGTTGAATTGAAAAATGATTTAGACGAAAAATATCTCAAATAAAGTAATGCTCAGATATGCGGCGACATTCAAAGAATTGCCACGAGTCATGGACATAATACACAGAAGAGGTGAAAAGATCATAGTAGACTACGCCAAAGAAAACTGCAAACTTTCAGAAGCCTATGAAATCGCGCAGACAACAAAGAGAATCATCACCTCCCTTCCAATGGGTTCGATGTGTGCTATAAAACTCACAAGTTTCGGTTCAAGAGAAAGTGAATCAGACGCAAAGGATTATGCACATTCTATCATAAAACATGCTAAATCAAGGAAAGTGAAAGTGTGTATAGACGCCGAAGATGTACTGTATCCAGAAATATGCTATACCATGATGGCTGAACATAACACGAAAGACGATGTTCACGTGTATAAAACCTATCAAATGTATCGTAAACTCGCAATGCGGGAACTCCTATGTGATATAGATGAAGCACACAAAGATGGATTTAAAATGGGTGCAAAGCTCGTGCGGGGTGCATATTTAAACAAACAACCTGGCTTACTTGAAACAAAAGCGTGTGTAGATAATCAATATATGCAAGGTATGGCGTATTCACTCGTGTGTCCACATGTACACACGTTATTAGCGACACACAATGAAAGGTCTCTTAGGTATGCAA